CGTAATCCAAGCGTGGATATCAGCGACGTGTAATGTCACCGACCAACAAGGTTCATTCTGGGCACCGAGTTCCCGTCCGGCATTTGCAAACGTCGCAACCGGACCGGTTGGAAGTAGTGCCTATATTGGCTCGGTAAGTCTTCCGGACGGTCGTGTTCTCTTTGTGCCGTACAGCGCAACAACGGTCGGTCTTTTCAATCCTTTTACGAACCAGTTTTCGGCCGTCACACCGACAAACTTTTCAGGAATAGTCGCACCGCGTTTCTACGGCGGTGTTGCTGTTCCATCCGGGAACGTTCTTTTTATTCCGTACACGAGTTCGAACATAGGGTCGTACAACCCGACGACAGGTGTGTACGCAAACGTGTTCAAGCACAATATCCCGACGCCGGTATTTGGAGGCGGCGTTCTTGACGGACAGTCGAACGTAACGATGGTTCCTACTACTGGACATTCAAACATATGCGCTTACAACGGAGCAGCAGGCACATTTGCAAACATGGTTTCGACTGGAACATTGCTCGGATTTTCTGGTGCGGTGTTGCTTCCAACCGGTAACATCATGTGTATACCAGACGGTACTTCAAATATAGTGCAGTACAGTCCGACCGACCGTACGTATTCAAACTCGTCCATAGGGTCAAGTGGATTTCAGGGGGGTGTACTTACACCAAACGGAAATGTCGTATGCATTCCAAATACAAACGCGAATGTCGTCGTCGTCAATCCTTCTGGAAATCCACCGTATGCCTTCTCGAACATTCAAGTGTTTCGTTCGGGCGGAGGTGGGTTTGCTGGAGGAGTTCTTTTACCATCTGGAAACATCGTATGCGTTTCAAACACAAATTCGAACGCCGGTATGGTTGATCCTTTTGTGCTCACATATTCGAACATTGTGCCACAAAGCGGTGCGGCCCAGCTAGGTTCGTACTTTGGTGGTTCACTTTCAGTCGACGGACGGGTCATCTTTTGTCCACACAGATCGACAAACGTCGCATGTCTGACAACGACGACACCTTGTATACCCGAGTTACGCCTGGCTCCTTATTTTAACAAGTTCTAATAATAATGGCGTCAGAGACGATTTTCACGAATCAAAATTTGACGAACGCGACATACGTTGGAACTTCGGGAACGGTGACGGACGTTCCCCCAGTCGCAGGGATTTCCAATGTTCAGACGTTCAGCACGGCTGGAACCTTTCCGGCAGGTCCGACGGGTTGGCAGAAACCGGCGTTTGGAAATTGGGTCAGGATCGAAGTTATGGGAGGAGGGGGTGGTGGTGGCGGCTCCGCCCCCGGCGGCGGCGGTAAGGGCGGAGGGGGCGGAGGGGGTGGTTTCAATTATGTTGTTCTTCCCCTGAGTCAATTTAATCCCCAAGTCCAGGTTATCGTAGGCGCAGGTGGAACGGGTGGGGCGCTTTCTAATAACGGTAACCCAGGAGGCAATTCTTCAATAGGGCCAATCGGCCCACCGGGTGCGATTATTACTGGATACGCCGGCGGTGGAGGAAACTTCACCTCCACCGCCGGGCCCGTGCCCGGTGGCGGGGGCGGCGGAATGTCTGGAGCCGGTAGTACAGGAGGGGTGGCAGGCACACAAGGAGGAGGCACTGGTGGACCTTCTCCGCTTCAAAACGGACTTATATTCGGTGGAGGAGGCGGCGGACTAACCTCAAACCCCGGAGTAGGTGGCGGCGGCGGTACGTCAGTGTACGGTGGCGGTGGCGGTGGGGGTGGCACCGGCACCCCTGGTGTCGTTAACCCTGGAGGTGTTTCCGTCTTTGGCGGATCGGGTGGGGCCGGCGCAGACAACTTGGGCTCTATTAATTCCATAGCAGGTACTGCTCCAGGTGGCGGTGGTGGCGGTGCTGGGAGAAACGCAGGTGAGATTGGATCCGCAGGAGCCGCAGGCTCAGTCCGTGTCTTTGTTTTCTGAAGATAAAGTAGAATGTCCGAGACGATATATTATCCGGAGACGACGACGATCAGCGCAATTTCATTCACTGGAATCAATCAGATTGTGGATTCGGCACTGTCCGCGAACGTCCAGGTGTTTGGGGTTCCAGGAACCTGGACGAAACCAGCCCAGTCTAATGTGGTCGTCATCGAGTGTTGGGGTGGAGGCGGCGGCGGTGGTCCTACGAACGGAGGCGGTGGTGGCGGTGGTGCCTACGTTCAGATGTGGCTTCCAGGGCCATTAGCACCAGGACCGCAAACTGTGACTGTAGGCGCAACAGCACCAAATGCAGTGGCCGGAAATCCGTCGAGCGTCGGAACGCTCTGCGTCGCTTACGGAGGAAAAGTCGGTCAGACAGGTCCTGTATCGGCTGGAGGCGCGGGAGGTTCCATGGACTTGGGTGGGACCCAAGGGTTTGGCCCGGCAGGAGCACCGACTGGTGGTGCGGGAGGCGCGGCAACCTTTTACGGCGGTGGCGGCGGAGGTGGCGGTTCCGATTCAGTAACCCCTGGTGGTGCAGGGGGTTCGAGTGTGTGGGGTGGTGGAGGTGGTGGTGGAGGAGGTGGTGCGTTTACCGGTCCAGGTGGTGGTGGTGCGGCGGGTACATCTGTTTTCGGAGGGGCTGGAGGTGGAGGAACAAAACTAACGGGTAACGCGGGTCAGATACCTGGTGGTGGAGGGGGGGGAGGGACGACAGGTGGTTCGGGTGCATCCGGATACGTCCGAATAACTTCTTTTTAGATAATAGAATGTCTGAAACTGTAGACTATAAGGCGGCGACCATATCAGGCGCCATCTTTTCAGGATCGGGCGCGGGTCTCGTGACGCCTTCTTCATTTCAATCGAATGTGCAGACTTTTGATGGTTCAGGGACGACCGCTACTACGGGAAACTGGACAAAGCCTATCGCCGGGTCCCAAGTTCTCATCGAGTGTTGGGGGGGTGGAGGTGCTTCAACGGGAGGCGGCGGTGGATACTCATTAAACATCGTTCCGTTTTCCTCAATAACCACAAATCCAGTTCCGTATTCAATTGCGGGAGGGGGTCTTCACCCTGCCGGTCCTGGCGGAAACACTATATTCGGACCGTACGCAGGTCCTGCAACTTCAACTTCAAACGTGACGGCTTATGGAGGAGGTGGAAACACTGGTGGTGGTGGTGGGTTGTCTTCTGTAGGTGTAACGGGACCTGCTGGCGCTGGTGGCGGTCCTGCAGTGCCATCGACAAGCAATCCAAACTCACTGACAGGTGGTTCTGGATCTGCAGCAACCGCTACAAGAGGCCTTTTCTATGGCGGCGGCGGCGGCGGCACCACGACGGGTGGATCATCTGTTTATGGTGGCGGCGGAGGGTCTGGAACCACGGCTGGAACTTCTGTATATGGAGGTTCGGGGGGTATAGGAGCTAACGCAGGTGCTCCTTCTGGCGGAGGTGGCGGACCCACTGGAAACGGTGGCGCCGGCCGCGTCCGCGTGACCGTTTTTTAAAGCTTTGAATCTCAAAATATCTAATGCGAGGACTTTATAAAGTTCTCAAGGGGCTCGTCGATCCCGTCGAGTCTGCCAAGATTGCCGAGCGCATCCGAAACGAGCCCGAGGGGAAACCCGACCCGCAAGTTCCGAATAGCGCTGCGCATTACGGTCTGCCCGTCTGCAACACCCTCCTCGGCCTCTTGTGTGAGAAGGTGTCCGAAGCGGCCGGTAAGAAGCTTAAACCTACATACTCGTACTGCCGCGTGTACCGCAAGGGCAACACGTTGGCGCCTCACAAGGATCGGGCTTCGTGTGAATATTCAGTGACCCTGAACCTTTCCCAGACGCACAAATGGCCCATCTATATGGGGGTCAGATCCCTAGATCTCCAGCCGGGTGACGCGTGTCTGTACCGCGGGTGTGACATAGAGCACAGCCGCAAGGAGTTCAAGGGCGACGAATACATTCAGGTCTTCCTGCATTATGTAGACGCCGAGGGTCCTTACAGGGACTATGTGCATGACTTTCAGACCAAGCCTGACGCGCCCGAGGAGGCTCCGCTCCAGTTCATCTTCGCCCGACACAACCCGAACCTCATCAAGTACTACCGGTTCGCGAACGCCTTTACGGTTGATGAGTGTACGGCGCTTCGCAATTCTAATTTCGAATTGGCTCCAGGTCTCACCGAGGATGGTAAAAACTCGGAAGTTCGCAAGAGCCAAATCTTCTGGGTTCCGAAAACGACCTACTGGGAGCCAGTCTACCAGAAGATTATGAGCCTCGTGGGCCAATGCAACAAGGAGTTTTTCAATTTCGACATTACGAGCCTTCAGGAGAACCTGCAATACACGGAGTACGACGATTCATACCAGGGTCGGTACGATTGGCACTTTGATGTGGGGGAGGGACCTCTCAATTGTGGTCGTAAACTGAGTATTTCGATCCAGCTTTCAGACCCGAGTGAGTACGAAGGGGGTGAGCTTCAGTTTTCACAGGATGGTGACAGTACTGTCGATGCTGAAAAGGAACAGGGAACTATGATCATCTTCCCGAGTTATCTGCGTCACCGGGTCACGCCCGTCACAAAGGGTGCTCGGCGTTCGTTGGTCACGTGGATCACCGGACCTCCATTTCGTTAAAAATATAGTGCAATCTTAAATGTCGTTGATGGCCTTGGTCGATTCCGAAAGTCTTCAAGTTTACTATTATTATTACACATCGGGTGGTATTCCAAATGATGTCAACGACCATTGTGTCCGTGTACCCGTACCAGATGGCGTGGATTACACGTGTAGCATGGTTGTAAAAGATGAAAATGGTGTCAGTATCGTTGCAGACCCCGTCAAGGTGACAGACAAGCAATGGGAACAAGTTCGTGCAGACCGCAACCGTAGACTCGCTGAGTGTGACTGGACTCAATTTGTTGATTCTCCGTTGTCACAAGAACTCAAGAATGCATGGTCCGAGTATCGTCAGGCGCTCAGGAATATCCCGTCAACGAACACGGACCCTACACAAGTCGCATGGCCTACGCCACCATCGTAAATTCTTTTTTTCAGAGTGGGTCATGCATACGAACTATTAAGGCCGTGAGAATCGAATGTGTCTCGCAGTCACATTCTTGGCTGCGAGCGGGTGGCGGAACAGAGCCTCGTTGGGGAAATTGCGTCGAGCCATACGGAGCCAGTTCCGGACGTTCGCCGGGGCGATGGTGACACGTCCTGCGTTCTTCATGAATCCTGTGAACGTGTTCGGGTTCAGGTAGATTGTACCGGCTCCTGGCGTCTTGACAACCAGGTGCGGCTTGTTCAGGGGCACGTAGATGGCGTTCACGTTGACGTTTGCCGGTGCCGGTGTGGACCGGTTGGGCGTGTTCGGCATGGCACGTGCCCGCGGCGTCACTGCACCAGTCAGAGGCTTGACGGCGCGCAGACCACGGGTGTATGCGCGGACGGCGTCGTCGTAGTAGCCGACGCGTTCGTTTGCAGCAGCGGCCAGGGCCCGAAGTCTCTGCTTCTCGGTTTCCGATACACCTGTGACTTGAGCGTTCGTGCGGTGTTTCATCGCCTCCGCCTTTTTGGCGTCCCGTTGCTGTTTGAAATGTGCAACGGACTCACCGAGACGTCTGGCAAGCACGTTACGTTCATACACCGTGTACCTGCCTGCGTTGATGTTTGATCCACGACCACCGTTGTACATCTGGTTCATCATGTTTTCCAACAGTGCCGGTGATGATCGTCTCACCTCGGGTGATGCGGGTGGGATGGCATACAGAGGGTAATTCGGATGGGACTGTCCGGTGAGACGTTTGAGCTGTCGCATGTTCCTCGATCCGCCCTTTATTATGTATGCGTGCGGTGCATGCATGACCGAAATCGTCCTACCATTCAACGTGAGGTAGTACAGGCTTCCGTACTTATTAAAGTAAATCTTTTTGTGTACACCGGTATTGCGTCCGCTCAAGGTTTTACCGGTTCGCATAAGAGTTGAATTTTTGATCTTTTGCTTCTTCATAAGAGCCTCGTTCGGTCGATTGGGACCAATGTACGGAATCGCAGATTTCTTCAGGAATTTGGGATCCTTGTTGAACGCCTGTGTTGCGGCGTTATTGTAACTCTGATTCGACACACCGAATTTCGTGCGCGCCTGGTTATTGTACAACTCACCGTACGTACCGATGTACTCTGTGTTTGAGAGCTTGATCATTTTGGCGAGCTTCTTGGAGATCGGTCTTGTAACATTCAGGTGCTGCTTGTACCGGTCGAGCGCATGCCAGTTTGCGTTCGTCATGTTGCCAGCTCGGGATCGAAGGTATGCCTTTCGCGCCGTGGCTGACGGGAGCGTGTTCATGTGCGCCTTGGCGTTGTTGAGTGCCGAACGCGCAGGGGGTGCTGCCGCCGCCGCTGACGCCCTAGTGAAGGATCGAATTTTCCGACCACCTGCACCGATCACGTATTCACCACCGCGCGGACCACGGTGAATGACGCGTCCATGAGTGTTTCTGTTCCCTGTGAGGGCAGTGGCAGCTGGCGCTGGTGCTCTCATGAAGGATCTTATCTTCCGACCACCTGCTCCGAGGACGTATTCACCACCGCGTGGACCCCGGTAGATGACACGCCCGCTGGTGTTTCGCTGACCAGTATTCATATGTTACTATTCGTCAATAAAATTTTCCCAGTACAGTAATAGATGGATGACTCACAAGTCATCAAATACGCGTATGCCGATTCGACAAACAGGGACGTGACAATCTACCCGTCAGGAAGCGAGTATACGCTCCATTTGACAAATCCGATAAAGAACATTGTTCGTATAGATCTCGTCGCCGCCAAGGTTCCAAACACCATGTACAACGTCACGAACGGGAACAACTTTGTGAGCATCGACAGCACGGACGTTTCAATCTCACCCGGATACTACTCAGCCAACGGACTCGCCAGTGCCATCATGAACGCGTCGGGCAACGCAGTCGCCGTGGACTTTCAGTGTGACGAAGGCAAGTATCTCTTTTCAAACACGAGTCCGTTCACGGTCACTGCACTGACTACCGAAGCGAAGAAGATGCTCGGGCTCACAACTGTTAGTTCATTTCCAGCATCGGGCGATCCTGTGTACGCACTCGATCCGACATATGGAACGCTTGAAATTGCCAAGTCTGAAAATATAATTGACCTATCAGTCAACGAGTATGTGTTTCTGGACATTCAAGAGTTTCGTACGACCAGTGTTCTGGATGCTAAAAAACTCGTGAATGGCACGACGGAAGGTTCAACCATCCGGAGTTCGTTTGGTATGATTCCCATGGATGTTTCTGGTGGGTCTATTAAGAATTTCAAAGAGACGAGCGATTACAAGCAGTACGTCGAGTATGATTACCCCATCGTGAAACTCGATCGTCTGACGATTCGCTGGATCAACAAGAGTGGTCAGCTTCTCAATTTCAACGGATTTGAAAACAACGCGTTCACGCTCCGTTTCAAGTGCATCTTCGTCAGACCTGATCCACCGCCGCCGCCCCTGCGTGATGTCGAACTCGATCGAATCGTCGATGCTCTGCAACATGCCCCTCCGCCACCGAAGCCGCCACCGGAGAAGCAGGCGTGGGGTCGATGGGTCATCTTGTTGCTTGTGATTTTCTGTGTCATTGTATACGTAGGTTACGCGCGTGTCATCAAGCCGCTCCAAGAGAAGATTATCGAGGTCATGACACCCAAACCTCCCGCGCCTCCTCAGATGAGATTGTTCTAGGAAATCAAGTCCTAGGAAATCAAGTCCTAGGAAATCAAGTCCTAGGAAATCAAGTCCGAAGGACTTGGGATCGCGGAGCCTTTACAAACTGTCGCCTGCAAGGCGACAACGAAAGGACTTGGGATCGCGGAGCCGCGGAGCCTAAGCAAATTCCTTTGTAGAACCGGACTCTTTGCGGCGCTCACGTTTGGCGTCTGCGCTAGCTTTGTTGGCTGCCGCCAGCGCAGGGTTAGCCTTCGCCTTGTTCTCCTGCTTCTTCTTCTTCTTCTCAGAATCCGTGAGCTTGTCAGGTATCTTCTTGGTGTCAACCATTACAATTGAAGTGTAAATTAATTACCCGCACATAAACGCGACGCAGGACTTGGGGTCAAATCCAGGTCGTGATGAGAGCCGCCCATTGCTCGCCGCGAAATGTGACGTTCTCCTCACAGTCGTATGATCCATGTATGAAGTTGCGCCTGACACTGCGCACGTCACCTTCGTTCTTCACGAAAAAGAACGCAGCCACCTGACCCACGAGACCCGAATATATATGATCGTCGCTCCAGCCGATTTCTCGAAGTTCATCGTTGTTTAGCCAGGTGAATATCATTTTCTAACTGTTCCACATTCTAATTTTCTAGACCTACAGTAATGAAGTGGCCCATCAGGTACTTTTCGGGTCTGAGCCCTACGATGAAAGCCACGCGTAAAAAAGAACTCTTGAAACGACGTCGTGTACCGTATTCGAAGCTCATGCTCGGGCAGTCGAACATCGGTGCAACCAAACGCAAGTCTCACTGGACTCTACAGTTTCATCGCGTGTATCCTGGTCTCAAGTTCAACAAGGAGCTGATTTCGAAAAGGACTGGAATTTCGAAATCAACCCTAAATACGGTGTACAACAGAGGGCTTAAAGCATGGAAGACGGGCGGAAGTCGCCCGGGCACAACTGCATCACAATGGGCTACCGCGAGAACATATAAATACATATTAATTACAAAAAAGAAGGCTCCACTTAGCTGGTATGCGACCCGCCCAGATCCCGACCAGAATCTTCGTCGCTGATCACCGCTACGCGGCGATCAGCGCGTCCGG